CCAGGCTCAGCTACTGCGGAGGTTGCTATTGGTACGCTTGTACTGCCTATCGGTGCGGTAGTCGGCAAGCAGTATTACAAAAACGTCACGCCGTATAAGGCTCTACCTGGTGGCGAGGTTGTAGTACAGGCGGCTGGCGCCTCTGCTACAGGCAACGCGCATATTGGTGTTAGCTACAGCAATGCCTGGGACGCCCCTCTGAACAACGCCAACATGATCGCGAGCACGTAATGGGCTTCAACTTATCAGGACTGTATCGTTATAAGCCAGGCCAGGGTCAGAGCGATCCTGACGAATTTTCTTGGTCTTGGTTGTACGAGACTTCTGATAACCTATCCACTATTGGTGCGGCTAATTATTTTGTTGGAGCCCTTAAATCACTGAGACAGGGAGACCTTATGTTAGTGACGGCTGGGGATGGTTATGCCATAGGTGTAGTGGTAGATGCCTATCATGGGGCGGACAGCAGCGGGGATGTTGTAAGTGTCAACGTACTTCCTACTTCTGTGTGGGACCATACCTCATTAGGGCTCAGAAATGACTTTTAACTTTCAGTCACACAATCCGATCATGCAAGAAGGTAACTTGGTAGGCTACCGAGTTACCCCTTACATCTCCCTGGCTATTGGCGACGGTATTCTGCATGCGCAGAACGGCCAGTTCTGGGGCGGCGGCGGCGTTGCAATTGAGCCTGAAGATGTGCCTTCAGTGTTCTGGGACGCTGTGGAAAAGTGGTCTGACGAAACTCGAAAGTCCGTAGGCTTCGACAAGGTGAAGCGGCCAGGGGCTAAGAAAGCTGCGGCATGACAATTTTCAATGGTGAAGCTAGCCCACGCGAATGGGCCATCACGCACGCGCCAGCTGCAAATGCGCAGGCCACGATCTCGCGTGCTGCCGAATCTGGCAAGCGGCACATTTGTACCGGAATCTGCATTAAGGTTGTCGGCAATACGACGGCAGCAAACGCGACTGGCACGCTGGCCCATCTTCGAGACGGCGCAAGTGGTGCTGGCACGATCCTGCAAAGCTTCATCATGCTTTCAACTGCCGCAGGCGCCACAGACACCGTTACCCTGACCGGGCTCAACATTATTGGCAGCGTCAACGTGGCAATGACGCTTGAGCTAGCTGCCGCGCCTGGTGCAGCCATACAGGCTTCTGTTGCGCTCTCGGGCCACACAATAGACGCACTGTACGCTTAACACTGCATAGTGGCGCGCGTGGCCACGCCACGGAGGTCTGCGCACTATGTCATATGCAAATACGCATGAACTAAAAGAGGATGTGCTCTTTCGAGGCAGCGAAGACCTGTCAAGCTCAGGCTTTGAGAGCAAGGTTATTGACTACCTGAATCGCGTGTACCGTACGCTTTGCGCCGGCGCGAGTGAATTCCTCCCTGAATACATCGAAGATTGGTGGTGGCTTCGTGCGCGCGATGTGTTGACGCTATTGCCTGTCACAACGGCAGGCACGGTTGCGGTGACTAATGGCAGCGACTCGATCACTTTTAGTAGCGCCCCTGCGCTGAGTGTTGTTGGCTATAGGCTATCAATTGCCAATTGGCCCGAGCAGTTCCAGATTGCCACACATACGGCGGCGGCCACGGCGGCAACCCTTGACTCAGTTTATACCGGGCCGACTGGCTCGGTAAGTGCGTACAGTCTCATGAAGGTGACCTATACGTTAAGCGCCAGCGTCGCTAGCATAGTCGCGCCAATGGTCGGCTTCCGGGACAATCCGCGCATCATCGGACTTTCGCCCGAACGTATGGATGAGCTATACCCAATGCCTGAGCTGACGACGGGCATTCCTGAAGCTTTTGCGCTCGAAAATACCCAGACGGTTCGCTTCTCGCATGGTGGCCGTACGGATGGCGCGTCCATGCGTGTTGAATATCGCTATAGGCCAGTCGTGGCAGACCTTTATGACAGTGTGGCTAGCGTTCCCTTGGTGCCGCTGGAATGGCGGCATTTGCTTGCTGACATGGCACTAACGTACCTACTGCTTGACAAGAACGATGATCGGAGCAACGCTATTGCGCTTAGCGCTCGAACTGGACTTGCCGCAATGCTCAAGGAAAATCGGCGCAGAATTCCTAAGATGGATACACTGACGGGGCACATTTTTCCACGCGCCAGTACAATGAACACTAGGAGCCCGCTGCGCACGGAGAGCGGCCTAATCATAGGGTAATGAGATGGCCTATAGAGGCATTGTAGCAACGTTGCCCGTGGGTCTGACCGGGTTCAACGGCTCAAGGAATGCAAGTAAGCTCGCGCCAGGAGACTTCAGTTTTTGCGAAGGTACTGACGTTGACGGTCAAGTACTAATCAAAGATGGCGGCGCGACGAAGTTAAATAGCTCGGCGCTGGGCGCGCCTAGCAAAGTGCTTGCTGGCACGAACTGGAGCCCCTCTGTTGGCAGCGACCACGATATTGTTGTGCTTGGCAACGGCCAGATTCGCAAAGACACTGGGGCGGGCACATGGCCCACACTGCTGAACACCATTAGTGCGCCGAGTGTATTTCCTCCATTCTTCGTCCGCGCTGGCGGTGAGTCGCTTGGTTCAACACGCAAGCTGTTCATTTTCACTGAGTCCGCGCAGGTTCAAATGCTCAGTGGCACGAACAATACTTGCGCTGCTATCACAACCCCGCCCGCTGATTGGGCGAGCAGCTTTCCGATTGGTGGTGTTCAGCATGCCAACAGACTGTGGGGCTTTGGTAACGGCAGTGACCCTCACCGAATATACTACTCCACTACGGGCAACCATCAAGACTTTACAGGATCAGGCAGTGGTACATTCAGCGTATACCCTGGCGAAGGCGAGCAGATAGTTGCAGCGCTTTCATTCCGGGGCCTGCTGATAGTAGCCAAGTATCCAAATGGTCTTTATGTAATTGACACGCGCGATCCAGATTTTACACTTTGGCGTGTTGATAAATTGAATAGCGCCGTGGGTGCATGCTCTCCTTGGTGTATGCTCCAGATTAGCAATGATATTCTGCTGCTTGATAATGGCGGCAATTTCCATATCATGTCCGCCGTCACTGACTTCAGTGACATCAGTACGAGCGACGTTGGCAGGGCGCAAAATCTTGGCCCGTTCATGCGTGCGAACGTGAGCCTTACGGCAATGCGCAAAGCCATGGGTATGTGGTACGCGGCCAAAAGCAAGGCTTGGTTCATGGTGCCGTTGTTGGGCTCAGTCGACAATAATTTGCGCATCGTGATAGACTTCAATGATGCCACGGCTGGACCAAGATTCTACTTGAGCCGCCGTGATATTGCCTGTTCGCTGTGGTCGCGCCCGGATGTTAGTAAGGTGCGCCGTCCAACGACGGGCGACGACGTGGGTTTTGTTCGAACGATGGACACCGAGACGCGCAATAAAGATGGCGCGCTGTATCGAATGGAGTTTGATACAGCAGAAATGGATTTCAGCTCGGTTGATCCGCAGCTTAGCGGACACGTTAAAAATGGCCAGTACCTAGAAATAACGGCCGATCTTGTGCGTAACACCATGATTCAGGTCACGCCGACCTGGGATGGTTTTATCGGCACGCCTTTTTTTGTAATCGTTGGAAGTCTTGGCGCGGCGCTGGATAACTTTGTGCTCGACACGGATGCACTAAGTGCGTCAGGCACTGTAACGACGCATGATAGGCTGGTCGGTTCTGGCAGGCGCCTCAAACTTAGTATGCTGAACACCGTGCTAGACGACGAGGTTCGGATTAGCGAAATCCGCGTAGGTTTCACCGTGTCAGATGAAAGGATTCGCAGTGCTTAATCTTGCACGTACCAACTACGTAACAACTGATGAGCGCGGCGCAGTTGTGGAGATGTTCTGCAAAAACTGCGGTACGCAGATTGGGCTAGTCATTGGTGATAGGTTTTCTCGACTTGAGAACTACGCCGAGCTTAAACTGCGCTTTAGCGACGGCACATTTCATGTAACGAACATTTGTGCAGGCTGCATTGAACCCGTGACGGCCGATCCTGCGAGAATGCAGGCAATCCACGATGCGGATATTGACTACATGGCTCTAAGTATGCCCATTGTGGAAATTTACAAAAACCGATCTGACCCGCGCTGCGTCGGAGTTGATACGAAACAGAGAGGCATCACTTGACAGTCGTTGTAGCCCATACGACCAGGGCTGTAGGCACAATACTAACCGCCGCTATTTATAATTTTGATCATAATATCCATGTTCAGAATGCGCTCGCGCTTGAGTCATTGTTCAATTCCAATAGTGGCACATTCAAGACCACACAGAGCCGTTGGGTTCCTGTTCACGACATGCATCGCCAGGTAGCGGCAACTAACCCTCCACTAAACTTGGCTGACATGACGGGCAACCTGCCCACTATACTCAACTCAGCCGACTATGACACAACGACGGAGGAATATCTCTACTTCTGGATTACTCTTGACCATAGCTGGGACCTGGGCCAGCTTAAGTTTCAACTTGTGTGGTCGCATCCGGCTACCACGACCAACTTTGGCATCCATTACAATTTGTATGCACTGGCCTTTCCGGACAACAGTGCGCTGAATGCTAATGCTGGTTCGCCTGGGGCAGTTAGCGACACGGGCGGGACGACGAACAATAACTATATCACGCCCCTTAGTGCCTTCTTCACTGTAACAGGCTCCCTGGCTGCTGATGTTCCTATCCTATTCCGGCTAAACCGCGTGCCGGGCAACGCAAACGATACCCTAGCAGTTGATGCACGAGTGTTAGGCGTTATTATACAGTTTAATGCAGATGTACCGTCTGGGCCAACCGGGCCGACCGGGCCTCGCGCACGACCTGTGCTGATGGAAGGCCAAAAGGGCGAAGACGGCGAAGTTGGGCCGCTTGTGCCGGGTCGGCGAGGGCTGCCTGGCGCTACTGGTCCGAGCGGTCCCAAGGGCCGTACACTGTCCGGCGTACAGGGCGACGAAGGCGACATTGGCGATAGGGGGCCGCCTGGTCGGATTGGCGTAGCTGGCCCGCAAGGTCCGCTTGGTCCCAGGGGCAAAGCCTTGCCAGGCTTCACTGGTCCTGAGGGCGACGAAGGCCCGATTGGACCGCAGGGCAAGCGCGGTCCTCTTGGCCCCACTGGCTCGCAAGGCCCAGCAGGGGCTCGGCGCACAGTAATTCAGGCGGCTGAAGATGGCGATGAAGGTCCGCGCGGCGTGCCTGGTAAGCGCGGCGCTGACGGCGTAGCGGGAGCTACGGGCCCCAGAAGCCGAGCACTATTTGGTGCTGAGGGCGAGCAAGGTGACAGCGGCGATATTGGGCCGCGCGGACTTCGCGGATTGACCGGACCGGTCGGCTCAACCGGTGCGCAAGGACCGGCTGGCGCTAAGAGGGCCTTTCTGCTCTCTGGCAACGATGGCGATGATGGCGAGCGCGGGCCGCCAGGACGGCGCGGTGCAACTGGAGCGGCGGGCGGCGGCGGTGGTAGCGTAGCTACCGGCCAGACGACTGTCAACTTCGGCTCTCTGCCGGGCAAAACTGACGCCAGTGCTACGATCACTGGGCAAGCTTCTATACTCGGCACTTCGATTGTGAGCGCATGGGTCTATCCGGTCGCGACGGCAGACCATTCGATTGACGAGCACCTGCTAGAGATGCTTCGCGTGTACGCCCATACGATAGTAGCCGGAACTGGCTTTACAATAACGGCCTTGTATGATGACACGCGGATATTTCGTCAGGAACCGATTTCTACTTACACAAGCGTCGCCCTTAGCCGTGATAGACTTGGCGGCGCTATAAAAGACGTGCATAATGCAGGTCTTATGACATACGGTCTTTGGAATGTGGCTTGGCAGTGGGTGTAAGTGATGCGCGACATTAACGACTTTAACCTTGGCTTTGTTGAATACAACAGCACTACGCCGCAAGCCTGGGGGCTTTACACGGTGCTGCCAAACTCTGTGCTCCTATGCGACGGACGAGTTATAGCAACGCGCCTCTCTGACGGAGCTTGTAAAGCCTTCGGTGCTGAGGCTCTTATACGCAGGTATGCCGCTGGAATTGAGGTTCTTGAAGGTATTCCAGCTGCGATGAATGTGTGGGCTAGCGCGGCTGATGAAACGGCCCTTTCTGCTGTGACGGTTGCTCTTTACACAGATGCAACGCAGTTCGGCTTTTTGGCAACTGGCCTGGCTACGCCCATGACCTGGACCTTTAAGATGGCTATTCGCGGATTTACAGAGTCGGAGTAAGTCATGGCCATTCAAATAATTGGAGCTGGTGCATCTGTCGCGGAGGTTGGAGCCTTCGCGGCAAAAGGCGTGCATACTGTCAATAAGCCGCAGGACTATGGTTCGTTAGGGCACTACCAGGTTGCTGCTGCTACTGGTGTGATGGCTGCGGGTCTGGCAGCAAACGCGCCTATTTTCTCCGCACGCTGGGGTGATGCTACTCGCTTCGCGCTGATTCAAAAGCTGTCAATTACAGGATTGCGAACTACCCTAGCTTTTGCGGTGGGGGTTATCACATTAGAGGCTTTTATTGCGCGAGCCTTTACCGTCAGTGATAGCTCAGGCACAGCTATTACCCTGACCGGCGATAACCAAAATATGCGCACGTCTATGGGCGCATCGCTGTTCACGGATATGCGTATCGCCTCCACGGCAACGCTAACTGCTGGTACACGCACGCTCGACACGCAAGCCGTGGGCATGATTGTAACGCATTCCTCTGCTGGCACAGGCGGAGCAACTCCCATCATTGGCTCACAGTTTCTGCCTATTACCGACCTTTTTGAGTGCGATGTTACAGACGGTGAGCACCCAATTGTGCTTGCGCAGAATGAGGGCATCATTGTTCGGGCCACTGTTCCCGCAACTGGTACATGGAACATTGGCATTCAGATGAAGTGGGCCGAGGTGGCCGCATTTTAGGAGGGCCAGATGGCCGGAACTATCAAGAAAACTTTTGGGCCGCTGGCACTAACCACGACCCTTACGACAAACGTCTACAACCAGGGCAGCGCCCTGATCTATGACGTGATTAAGCACATTCACATTGCCAACAAGACGGCTGGCACTGTGACGTTCACACTGTACCTCGGCGCGACCGGCGCCAACGCGGCAGGCACTGAGCTATGGCTCGGAACGGCCATCGCGGCTAATGACTACTTCGATTGGTACGGCAACCTGAAAATGGTCTCGACAGACTTCCTGGTCGGTGGCTCAAATACCACAACCGCACTGACCATCGTCGGCATGGGCGAGCAGTACGTCGTCTAAGGATAACGTTTGATGACCACTATTAGCGGCCACACTACGCGGGCTAGTGGCACGGTGCTTACGGCGGCTATCTACAACGCCGATCACACGAACCACATTGCCAATGCGACAGCATTGAATGCGTCGAAGCTTGAGGGCGCAACGCCGCCTGTCGTTGATGGTCATGCAGTGGTATGGCTTGGCACCGGCGCGGCCTCGCTTAAGAGTGCTGGTTATGTACCAGCCAATGCGGCTCGCATACTTACGGCAGGTTCTGGACTTGCTGGCGGTGGCGATCTAACAGCGGATCGTACCTTTTCGGTCGACTTCGCTTCGCAGGCCGAGGCTGAGGCCGGCTCTAGCACCACTGACGTGATGAGCCCCCTACGAGTGGCCCAGCATATTACGTTTATACAGGCCAGCTTAGCAGAGGCCCAAGCTGGTACAAGCAATACAAAGTTGATGACACCGCTGAGGTCGCAAGACTTCGTGACAGCAATACAGGCTTCACAGGCTGAAGCTGAGGCAGGTTCTAGCAACACAAAGCTTATGACGCCTCTGCGGTCGGCGCAAGCTATTGCCGCGCTGGCTTCCTCCATTGACATTGGCAGTGCCACAGTCTCTATCACCACTGGTGGGGTTGATATGGGAGTGACTGGGGGTACTATAAAGGCCGCTTACCTTATTGGCGGACTAGCTAACACCGTTACTACCCATGGAATGACTGTGTCGCTAAATGGTGGAACAAATTATTCTACAGTATACAGTTTTAACCCCGACGCTGAAGGTTCCTCTTGGTGCATTGTCTTTATAGAGGCTGGTGTAGTAGCTGCACTTGCTGTTACAAATGACCAAAATACTAGTGGCTCAGGAATACTCAACTCTATTGGTAACATACTCAGGGTTGTACCTACTGCTGGAGCAGGCAACCTATTCTTTAAGTCTACAGGTGTTAGCTTCACCGCTCTTAGGGTCATATAATATGCCTCTTGTCACCATGAAACTTATATTGGGCCTACTGAGCCTAGCATCAACGCTTGCAACCTGGCTCAGAAACAAGCAGCAAATAGATGCTGGCTATGATAAGGCCATTGCGCAGGCTGCGACTGAAATCTTGTTTACCACTGAAGCAGGCAAAAAGCTTCGCGACCAGGTTCGCTCTGTTACTGACGAGGATGCCGACAAACTGTGGAAGGACATGCTAAATGCTTGAGCTTGCTGGCGTGACATGCTTCCTGATCTGCTTCGGCTCAATAGATGACACACCTCGCGCGCCTGTAAGCGATTTTTGCAAACGCTATGAGCGGCAGGTATTGACATGGCAAGAGTTAGAGCAGATAAGAAAACTGCCGCGAAATCTACGCGACCGAGTACAGGGCAACGACCTAGATTACCTGTGTCAATGCCTGAAATGGAAAAGTGCGAGATGCAGAACTGGTTAGACCCTAAAGTTATACTTGTAGCGCTTGGTATGGTCGGTGGTATAGTTGCAGCCTTCTATGCCGTTAAGACTGACCTAGCACAACACGAAACGCGAATCAAAGCCCTTGAGCAGGGTCTTGAGTGGCAATGGAAGACAATTGATGCCCTTCGAAATGACCTAACTGAGGTACGACAAGACACAGCAGTCATCAAGAATATCCTTGAGCGGAATGGCAAAAGATGAAATTTCGCATCATCACAGAACCGGAAGAGTACGACGAGTGCCACGCGCTCTTGATGGCCGAGAAGTGGCTACCTGTAGAGCTGGGCCACCCAACTGTTACGGCGCGTGATGAGCAGGACGAGCTTATAGGCTTCGTCAGCACTGACCTTCAGGATGACTTGGTTGTCGCAGGGCCGCTAGTCCTTCGCCAAGAGAAGCTGCATGCATTTACTGCGTTGAGTTTACTCCTAGCCTATGAAGAGATGATAGGCACCCTTGGCGTTAAGCGGTACATCTTCTATGTTGATCCTACGAAGACACCGGGACTTGTGCGCGGCATTAAGAAGTATTTTCCTGACTTGAAGCCTTACGCAACCCAGGGCACAAAAGAGTTTTATGTCCGCGCCCTTGATGAGGATCGGAAAAACGTCTTCCGAGCTGGGGTACACTAATGGGTGGTGGTGTCAAAGTTCCTGGTCCGTCTGCTGAAGAACGGGACTTGCAAAAGAATCAGGCGGAGCTACTAAAGCTCCAGCGTGAGATTATTGAACAGCAGCGGGCGCAAAGCGCCGTGCTGATTCCGTTCTTTGCGGAGCAAGAAGGCTTCCAAGTTACAACGGACAGCAAAGGCAATATCACTAGCATCCACAAGACGCCGACTGAACTGGAGACACTAAGCAAGACCCTCGAACTTGAGTTGACGAAGCGCAGCTTGGCCGCAGTTCGGGGTGAGTTGCCAGTATCGCCTGGGCTCGAAAAAGAACTGACTTCGCAGGAGCAGACGCTTCGTGAGCGCCTGAGCCAACAGCTTGGCCCTGGCTACGAGACGTCTAGCGCCGGCATTGAGAGCCTTGGCCGCTTCCAGACGACTGCCGACATCACGCGCGAAGGTGCTAGAACGGCGCAAATGACACTGGCTGAGCAGCTCGGCATTGCGCGAGAGCAGCAGAACCAATATCGCCAATCAAGTTCGCAGGATTTCCTGCGACAGTCCGCTGTCGGCGATCCGCTGACGTTAGCAGGCGCGTTTGGTCAGAATGCGGCCGGCTTTGGCAAGGCCCAAGAGCCTTACATTCAACAGCGCCAGATGCAGTTGCAGGCCAGTATTGCGAATTCGCAAAGCCGGGCTAGCATGTTCGGAGCTGGAATTGGCTTGATTGGCTCGCTCTTTAGCGACGAGCGGTTGAAGTCAAACGCCATCGTGATTGGCAAGCTGGCACCGTTCGACATTCCGATCTATGAATTCGAGTATGATGGCGATCGCTATGTCGGGGTGTTTGCCAGCGACGCGGAGCGTGTCGCGCCCGGAGTTGTTGGCGAGCGCTTTGGCTACAAGACTGTTCAGTACGAGGATTTGTAATGGCAACTCCCTCGCCCTTTGAGACGCAGAGTGCTGGGATCGGTATTGGTGATTTGCCTAGCGATCATCCGGCATTTGAGCAGTACCGTAAGCTGAAGCAGGCGCAAACCTTAAGTATGCAGCAGCACCAGCAATATGCTGAGGGCTTGCAGCAGAAACAACAGATGGTCAACATGAAGGCTGGCGATCTGAGCATAGCTGACCGGCTGTTGAAGATTCTTGATCCGAACGTCAACAAGGCGGCGCGCACGTTCTTGCTCCGAGAGCTTGCGCAGAACGTCAACGTCGACCCGAAGTCTGATAACTTCCGCGCCGTTAGCCAGATGATCACAGCGCTAGACCCTAATACGCTTGGCGGCGTCAAGGGCGTAATTATGGGCAACCTTCAGACTGCCGAGCCGGGCCAGGTGGCAGAGCTGGCTACTGGCATATTGAGCGGCCGCGTTCCGCTCAATGATCTTATGGGGGAGGTTTCTAAACTTACACGCGCGCAAGCGTTGACGCAGCCAATGCAGGCGGGTAGTGCTTCCCCAAATGCAGCGGCAGCTCCGCAGCAGGGGGGTGCCAGTCAGCAAGCAGGTTCGACTGGCACCCCCTCTCCTATGCAGGCCGTGCCCATGGGCGCTGAACAGCCAGCGCAAGCTGGTGGCGTAATGAGCTTCAAAGAGAAGCGCACGTTTCAGCCCCAGGCCGAGCGAATCAATCCACAGCTTCAGGCTGAGCTTGGACTTGATAGCAAGAAAGAGCTTCGCAACCAAGATTTGCTGAGCAATGGCTATACAATCCCGCTCGATCCGAAGCAGCAAGCAGAAGTAGCCTCAGAGCTTGCGCATCGCACGCCAGACATGGCACGAACGTTTCGTGATGTAGGAAACCTGACCCAGGCTATTCGTGATACTGGCTCATCTGAGAGCTACCGCACTACGGGCCAGCGTGTTGTAGGCATGCTGTCGAGCCGGCCAGGTTTTGTAAATTCTAGCGGGTCGGGCTCTGAAGGTTGGGCAGCGGTTGAGCAGCTTGCACAGCAAAAAGCCACTACGCTCGTCAAGACTGGCGATCCGGAGGCCATTCGCAATACAACAAACACCCTGCTGAGCCTGAGCTACATGCAAGCGCTTGGCGGCAACATTCCGGGCAACAAGCTAACGAACGGCGTGCTGGCGCAAAACATCAATGGCATTAATAACCTGAGTGACATGTACGGCGCGGCACAAGGCTCTCTTGACGCCAGCTTGAGAGAATACGACCAATACACGCGCGCGAATACTGGGCAGAGCGGCCTAACCGTTATGTTCAACAAGTCGCAAGATAAGATGACCTTGATGAGCGATCTGGCACAGAGCGCCGAGGTGCTGAGCCCTGAAACTCGCCAAGAGGTTATAAGCATTGGCGAACGGTTGAAGGCTGGCCAGCCTATCAGCCCTGCAATTGAGCCTGCAAGCCCAACGATGGGTGAGGAACGCTCGACGCTGGGCGGCCTTGAGGTCACGGAGGAAAAGGGCCAAATTGCCGAGCGCGAACAGCGCATGGATTTGGGGCGCAAGGCAGATGTTCGCGCCGAGGAATCCGGCAAGCGTGACCAAGAACGCCTTGACATGGCAACCGCTCGTGAAGAGCGGATGACTAAGGCGCAAGAGAGCAATGCTAGCCTTGAGCGTGAAAAGTTCAATTGGCAGAAACAGAAGTTCGCTGAGCAGCAGAGCGCGGAAAAGGGCGAGAAGATCGCCAAGGCGTTCCAGAACTTTGGCGCGGCAATTGCTGGCTCCGTCAAGGGCTTTAGCGTCGGCGGTGGCGGCTCCTCAGGTGGTGGGCAAAGTGTCGAGGCGTTCAAGATTACGCCCGCGCCACAGCGACAACCCCCACGTTCACAAATCACGCCAATTCCTATGGAGCTGGTCACTGGTAGCGGGAAAGGTAAATAAATATGCCCATGACAGACGATCCCGTGCGCATCATCGCATATGATGCGATTTTTCCGCAGCTCGCAGCCCTTGAAGCAGGGCTAGATTTGGCGCAAGGTGGTGCGCCTGAAAACTTCGAAGCACTGCGCGGTCAGTATCAAGAGAAGATTGATGGCGCTAAAACTGGAAATCCACAGCTTGTTGAAGCTGTAACGAAGGCATTACCACAGCTTCAATCTGGCATGAACGGTGAGCCCACGAAGCCCGGCGCGGATGCTGGAGCAGAAGCTTGGAAAAGCTACCGTATGGAGCAAAACAAAAATGGCAAGTCCGCTAACACTGGACGAAGCGCTGGACCGGCTAAAACGAAGCCAGCAAGCGCCGCAGCCTACTCCAGAACCTAGCATTGGGCCTATGGGTGCGCAGCCTTCGGCGATGCCAGGGCAGCAGCCTATGATGGGCGCGCAGCCTCAGGGTGCCGTCACTCAGCAGAGCGCACAGCCTACGCAATCGCAGGAGCCTGGTTGGCGCGAATACCCAGTTGATCCAAATGCTCTTGGCAAGCCACAAGAAGGCTTTGAGTTTCAGCTTGGTCCTGGCGGCATGCCGCAGTATCGCACGAAGGATGACGGCACCTTCATTACTGACGATCAGGGCCGCTGGATTCCCAAGATGCGGAACCGGGAGCAGGAGGCCGCTGATATCAAGACGCAGGGTATCCAGACTGGCCGAGAAAATGCCTTTGACCGTGTTGAGCAGGTTCGCGAAGCTATCCAGCGTTTGCGAGACAATTCGTCATTGCATCGCGTGGTTGGGCTGGGTGGGCTTGGCGTTAAGGTTCCAATTCCTGGTACAGGCGGTTCGCAGGTCGAGGGTACTGTGGCTGATCTGACGGCCTGGGTCGGCCAGGTTCTTGGCATCGCGAACGAACCGGCTCGCAAAGCAGCCGAAGACATTAAGCAAGCTCAGGCTGACATGCAGTTCGTCAGGGGTTCGGGCGTCCTGACTGAGATGGCCAAGGCGCGGCAGGGTTCTGCGCAAGGTGCAACCGGCTTCGGCAACTTGACCGAGGGTGAGCGCCAGTTGTTGGAAAATGTTGGCTCGAATGGGCTAGATACGAAGGTCGGTCTTAGCAACTTCCGCGACCAACTTACCCGGCTTGATAAGATTATGTCAAGCCAGGGCGAGCGGGTTAAGGGTGCTGGAAAGCTTCAGGCAAAAGATCAAGCTGGAAAAAATACGCCTGACGTGCTAGAAGCTGCTAAAGCAGAGCTTGCCAAGGGCAATGCGCCTGCGAAGGCAAAGCCTAAATCCGTTGAGGAACGACTTGACGCCATAGGTGAGGCGCTGGGCCTGTGGTAAAAAACTTGACTTTTGCAACTCCTGGTGGTAACATCCTGCTAAATGCAGCGGGTATTACTAGCTGTGACAGTGTTTGTGGCACTGTTACTGCATACCAGCGACGTTGAGGCAAAAAGGAGAAACCCCGTGTCGCGGGCCTCGGTGTCTCGAATCCTGGATAATGTGGCGCAGATGTTCAATCTGCCCAGAGAGCTTTTCCACGCCTTCGCCAAGATCGAAAGCAACTATCGGCCGAACGCGCAAACGGGTCGGTACAAAGGCGTATTCCAGCTTAGCAGCAGCGAGTATAAACGGTATGGCGGTGAGAGAGGTAAGATCTTTGATCCGAAAAGTAACGCTGTAGCCTTTGCACGAAAGACCCAAGCAGAATCAGCCACCTTTGCACAGAGCTATGGTCGCGCGCCCACAATGGCCGACCTATACATGCGACATCAGCAGGGTATTGGTGGCTCGGCTGCTCATATGGCCAATCCACAGGAACTTGCTTGGAAAAACATGTACTCAACCGCCGAGGGTCGGCAGAAAGGCCCTGGCTGGTCTAAAAAGGCTATTTGGGGCAACCTGACACCTGAGGCTAAAAAGCAGTTTGGTAACGTGAACAATGTTACCAGCGCTGACTTTATGCAGTTTTGGGGCAACCGTGTGGAGCAGCTTGGCGGCAAGCAGCCTGACGCTTCGCGCCCTCGTATGCGTGCGCCAGACGTTGACACTAGGCGTTATGCTGAGGCAGTCACACCGAGCTGGCACGCAGATAAGAAGCTGATTCAGGACCGCTTACCTGAGAACGCGCCTGATAAGACAACCTTTGGCAAGGACATAGGCCAGCATTCGTATCGCACGCTTGCACAGGAAATCAAGCCTGATGGTGGCGCAGTTGAGCCGCCGAGCGCTGGTGGCGGAATCTTGCAGAAAGGGTTTCCGCCGCAGGCAGCTCCCGGTGTCGCACCCCCGATGCCAGGACGTAATGAAATGCCACTACCAGGCCGTAATGAAATGCCAATGCCCGAGCATCGTCCAGAGATGGAAGGGCTTAAGCCTGGCTTTAGCGGCTCTTACGGAGCAAGCGCTATGGAACAGCCCGGTGCGCCCACAACCATGTCTGGAAGCCCTGCGCCTACTGAAACGTTCTTCACGCAAGATAAATTGAATCAGGTATTTGGCCAACCCTTTGGCGACTTGTTCAAGGGACCCTCAGGCACGAACGTTAACGCTCCGCCGCCACCTCCGCCAATGCAAAAGGACTTCCTGTTTCCAATGTTCAGCGGAGGCGGTAGGGGCTTCTTTGGCAGGTTTGGCGGCTTTTAACACGCTTTAAGATGATCTAGGGCCTTCATCTTTAAGTAATTGTCTCGACCAAGGCGCCATATACCGCCATTCTGGTTGATGACCTTCATCACGCTTGGCGTGAAGTATTTTCGTGCTATGGCTTCAATCCTACGTCGCTCAGCAGGACCGTAATTTGGTAAGCTCGGTGTATGTGTCCAAAGCTCACCGCCTTTGATTGCGCAGGCATTGGGCAATCTCATGTAGAACATGCAGGCTGAGATGCACTGGCCCGCAATACGTACTTGGATTTCACGCGCGCGCAGGATAGCCGCGTTTCGCTCAAAGCGGTAAATGTCTCCACCAAGGTCTTTCATGATGATGACAGTCTTGGTATCCGGCTTTAAGTACTCCTCAATATTATAGTTATCCCCATCACTGATGGTAACTGTTCCAGCGATTGCAATCGCTGCAACAAGTGTAGCTATTCCCATGGTGGTATACCTTTCATATTGCCCCAGTTGGGGCCGCCCTTCACATCAACGCCCAACGTGAACTTGCGCCCTTTTGCCTCCAACTCCACTGTCATGTAGCCCTTCATCAGTTTGATGAACTCGCGCAGGCGATCTAAGGGCTTTTCAGGATAATCTAGCAAGATTGAATCGTGAACGGGCGCAAGCAAGAACATCGGTTTGGCCAGCTCAGAGTAATCCCGATAGATCGCTATCAATGCGCGGCGAATAATGTCAGCCACTGTGCTTTGTGGATTGTACGCTGTAATAGCATTCCATAGGTCCGGCCCAGGCTTGTCAAGTAGCCGCACGCCTTTGCCAAGCAAGTTCCAAATGAAGCGCTTGTTTTCACGAAACTCCTTCTGCAAGTCCTTGCGCCACTGCGGCAAGCTTGGGTAGGCTACTGTATTGTACAGCTCAATCATTCTGATGGCGTCAGGCTCGCTAATCTCATTCACGAGCGCGAAGGTGCGATACTTAACGTTGTAGTTCATGCCATGGTTCGACTTCTTGCCCATCTGGCGCACGGTCATATTGCGGGGCAGGAACCTAGCAAACAGATCAAATATCTCGGGTACGTGCTCCCTGCGCAGCTCACGGATCGTGTCGGGATCGGTCGCGCTTTGTAGGTATTTTTGCTCCGCCTCAATGATATCTTTTGGCAGCCCTGTCATCAAAGCGGCTGTATTGACGTGTGGTGATTCGCCAGATTCTACGACCTTAATCATGTTTTCGTCGCCCGATAGGTAGGCTACAATCACCCACTCCGCGCCGGCTAGGTCGAATTCCAGCAGCATTCTCGCGTTCCTTTTTGACTTTGCGCCAAGCTCTGCGGCGCGCGTTGATCTTGTCTTTGTTAAGCTCGACCCAGCGCTTCAGGTATTCCTTGCGAACCTCAGGAAGCTTGTGCGGCATAGCTGCTATCCATGATCGCTGGCCTTCACGAAGTATTCAGTTTCGCTGCCATCAGGATGCAGCACTATATGCTTGCACAACGTGCAGCCATTACTTTGCGCCTCAACAGCATCACAGCCCGAAAGGGCGCATATTGGCTTACCAGCGCAGACCACAATCTCATCAAGATTGCCAGGATTATTTATCTGGCGCGCTCTTTCCCAGGCGTCCATAAACGTTTTCCCTATAGAGACGTAGGTCCTCTTCACGACTATCATTCCAAATCCAGCGCATCACCATTTCGTTAAGCTCTACATCGCACTTTGCACAAAGTGGGCGAAAGACATTCCCATCAGAACACATTTGCCATTGGTAAGTGGCGCGCTCCCCACAGCGCACACACTTCTTCCGACGAACACCAATCTCTGTGTAGGGCTTGCGCCTCATAGCTTATACTGACTGCCAAGCTCCTCCGACTTGCGGTTGAAAACTCGAATGACTGCCTCTTCGAGCGTAAAGCCTTGGGAGGCTGCTAATAGGTCCAAGTAAACCAGCGTGTCGCCGATCTCATCTTGCAGCTTTTCAGCAAGTTCCTGGGGGCCTTCCTTGTTACCTCGAATCCCATCACGAAAGCGGTTAAGCTTCTTGGCAATATTGGCCGCCTCGCCCAGCTCGCCTAAGGTAGCAACCATCCAATCAGATAAACTCCAGTCATGTATTGGATGCCCAAAGCCTTTTGGGGATTTGCATCGCTGGGTATTGATGTGGCGCAGACGTGCGAATGTTAGAGGCTCGGTCATGCTACTTCTCCTTAGGTGTGCAAACACCCTTTAGGCGTACAGCCCATCTATTGAACTGAACCCTAAAAAGGTTGAATGCATCTTGATAGTTCATTGTTGTATCAAGGAAGGGCACCTCAGAGAGCACCTTCAGCACCTCCATAGTGAGTGCGTTGGTTTTTTTGTAACTTGCTATATTGAAGCCATAAACCTTGATGCGCATGCCCCTAACATGATATTGATTGATTGGTTCAGTATCTGTGGTTAGCTGACCACTAAACTTCTGCGCTACTTGCTCATCGTCCCAGCCTTCTTTGTAGGCTTTGCGGTCCGGCGTCAGGGCATGCTCTTCCATGAAGCGGCTAAGTTGGATGGTTTCTAGTACCGAAAGTACGCGCTTCGTCATTTGCAGGCACCTTTGCGTTAGTCTATAAAGAAATCCAGTGCGGCTCCCGACACTATAGGAAACAGCTTCGCAAACAGCTTGCGCAGTAACTTGGCTACTTGCCTGTGCTCAAGCTGTACGTCATCGCCTGTACGAGACTTTAGGTAGTGTATCCAGTTTCTCAGCGTCCCGTTCACGTATAGTCTTGTGGGCGTCATGCCTTCGGGCAGCACGGCGCGGGAGACTTCGTAAGCTATGCCCTTCTCATGGGCATAGGTTGTAGCGTCTTCGACTGCCGCAATGACGGCTAGTTGCTTATCCAGCCAGCCATCAGATATCTTTGTATCAAGGCAATCAATAGAGAGCTGTCGATTAGTAGGGTGACGCATGCGAGCCTTGCGCCGTACAAGCTTGCCCAGCTTCTCGCTCGGCGCGTAGCGTTGGCTAAACTCCTGAAAATGGTTATCATGACGAAGGAGCTGTCTCCCTATGTCGCGAGTTGTATCTATGGCTGCGCACCAGTTTGCCATTTCGAAGGGCGACCAGTGCTCCTTTTTGATCATGTAGCGCAGCAGCTTAATATCGCCACTATCCTGCTTGTCAGGGTTACTGACCCGCGCCATAAACATGATGTGTTGCTCAGCCTCAGGTGTGGCCCAGACGGACCACACCGAGTTGAAGAGCCAAGGTTTCTCCAGCACTAAGGTTTAACAGGCTCAACCAGCGCTGGCGCTGGCGTAGGTGAAACCGGCTGTTCAATGACGACGGGCGTTGGTGTTGGTGCTGGTTTCTTGCCCGAGTTATAGAACGTCAGGAACGCAATCAAGGCTACTGCCCCCGCGCCCAAGATAAAGATTAGAGGCATACGTTATACTCCTAGAGCCTCGCAAACTGGTAATGCATCCAATCGAAGTCCGCATCACGGCCGAGGCTTACCGCGCCGGTTTCTTCGATAATCTCCCAATACTTCAGATACTCAGGATCGGACATCCTGGCATGCATATGGAACTTGCCATCGCTGCTTGTGTAAGGAGCTTTCCTTGTTGAGTGCAGGTCGTTACGCACCGGGTCGATGTCTACAGCTATGCCCCAGGCATGCATAGACCACGCGGAGCCCCCGCGCATCTTGCGGACGTTCAGGCAGCCGCCGTAAAGGTCCAAGCCCAGGTCAGTTCTTGATACCTTGTCATAAGCCTTCATCACTTCTGAAAAGATGTGCTCGATTGGCTCGCGCACCTTCATATGGCATGAAAACTTATTAACCGTTTGCGATTTGCTCCAGGCTATGCGCATCGGAAATGGCAGGGTGGCCATGGTTTGGTTAGAGCCGACCGCGCCATAAAACGGCTCACAGTTAGCCTGCGTGGGCCACTTACTGCTTGGATGAGTCACGGGTGCAGGCGTAGCAATCCGCATATCGTCGCGGTCGATGGGCAAGCCTGCTGACGTTGGCCATAGCGCTGCCTTGGTCTTCGGACCTACTACGCCATCAACCTTCAGATTGTTGATACGCTGGAAGGCGCGAACGGCGACCTTAAAATCGTTTGCGCTGGTCTGCCAAATTCCCAGCTCCCGTAAGCGCTCGGATATTTCGGCGATTTCCTTGTCAGACAGTGCCATGTTAATCTCCCAATAACGCGAACAAGAGCATAAGCACAATAAGCGTCAGTGCTCCCATCATCATCCATTCAATTGGGGTCATTCCAAATCTCCTGAAGCGTGAATGCACCCCGCAACAAACTTTTGTCTGTTGAACCTAGGATAGTGCATTGAGAAGTGCGTTGCCAACTTAAAGATTAGGTTAGTACGTTGGTCAGCATCCATCCTAGTGCTTGCTATTGCCTCGGCAATAGCTTCAAAATCGGGCTTAGTCATCGGTCCTCCTGCACGATAAAGCGCTTGAAGCGCGGGTCTACGTTTTGAAGGTTCATCCCCGTGCCAGCGATCGTCTTGCTGCTGCTGAAACGCCGGGTCCATGTACCGATAGTATTCCACGAACATCGTAATCTTCCATCGCTATCGAACTCAACTTCCATGTACGTCGATTTTAGCTTCTTCTTATTGCGAATGTCCTGGACGTACTTGGCTTCTGGCAGGCCAGTCTTACGATAAATGCGAGAAAGCGCCATGTCGTCGGTCGTGATATTTCCTGTCTTATGGTTAATGTAGGGCTTGATTTTCTTCAGGCCATAAAAATATTCCGCACATTGCTTCGTGCTATTCGGATTGAATTTCTTCTCTGAGCAGGCGTCTAGTTCAGCTTCCAACTGCTCAATCTCATTATTCAGGTCATAGTTTGCTGCGGTGATCTCGTCTCGCGAGACGTGCAACCCAAGCGCAGTCATAAACAATATTGGCGCCATTGTGTCAATGGCTTCTTGATACTGCGGCCAAAAGCCAACCTGTTTCAGCTCCTCTTCGATAGGATACCAACATTCCAGCGCAACGCAGCCGTCTTTACCATTGTAGCGCCAAAATACTCGGTAGTCATCAGTCTTGTCCCCCGTCGCATCGCCGATGGTTTTCCACAGCTTTCCTTCGTCCTTCCAGAACGGCTCGCGAGTATAGATACTTCCTAGAAAGCCCAAGTCCTTTGGAAATTCGGGATAGAGCATCCCATAACCAATCATTGTGTCGCCAATGGGCCCCCTGGTCATTACACTGGCTTTGAGTAGTAAGAATGGCGCATCGAAGCCTACGAGGTTCTGATTTACCTTCATGATCTCGCGGTCGTACATGGTACGGGCGTATTCGAGCCATATAAGCTTCTCCTCCTCAAGGGACCAATAATCGCCTGCGTCGTCCACGAACGGCACGACGAGCCCTTTGCTTGGGCTCGTGCAAAGGCAAAAACACGAGACTTGCTGGTTGACGCCTTCGAGATCGGTGGCAACTACACCTTCACTTCGTACCAACGCAAAAGCATCCATCACTTCGTCAAACGTAGGCTCGATCAGGATGTCACGCTGTGGCAGGAGTAAAACACGCGCTACGGACTCATCAAGGGCCTTTTTCAGATCGTTGATAATGAGGTATTTCCATATATACTGTCCATGAATGACAGCCGCAGGATGTACCGTGGCAATTACCTTGCGCTCATAGGTATCGCTCCATAGGATGGAGCCACGCCATTTCATGATCTCTTTGTGCTTGCCGGTCACAAGCTCAAGGGCTTGCTGACCGAGCGCAAGGATTACGTTCGCGCCAGACTCACGAATGCGCTTCATGGCCGGCATTGCAAGTTCACGGCCCAGGTCCGTAAGCCGGTTGCCCCAGAGTAAGGGGCCGCCATCAAATTGGTAAATCTTACCCGTTCGCCTGTCTGTGTAGACTGGCTCTTCCCAAAGGTTCACAACGTAGCAGGATCGCCGCGCGAGGCCGACCTTAGCCAAGCACTCATTGAAAATCGTTCCGGCTGGGCCAACTAGCGGTTCGCCTTGTCGGACTTCCATAAAACTGGGTGCTTGACCGAGGATCAGGATACGGCTCTCAGGATCACCTGCGGTATGCTGACTTTTAGGAAACGTCATAGAATTCCGCCTTGTAGCCGTAACGGCGCATGAGTTTCTGAGCTATGATCTTGAGCCAATCGATTTGCTTCTGCGTGAGCGTCTTGCCACGGTCGAACTGCGCAGTGACACTTTCAATGAATTCCTTCTCGCGGGGCAGGAGCTTTTCACGCATACCATAGGCATATCTTACTGCATCGCCGACTGTATCAATGGTATGTTCGCGCTTAGGTTCGGGCTTCGGCGGCGGAACGTTCGCGCCGCTGTTGACCATTGCGATGATCTTGGGCAGCTGCTCAAGTACGTTGCCAAGGTCGCTCAAGTTCATGCCGCTTTTTGCAAGCGCCCGTGTCATCATCTTGGCAGCGGTAACGACCTCCTGATCGTTGTCGCTACCTAGCAGCCGAACGAACTTAGCTATCTTCTTTGCGTCCTCCTCGCTCAACATAATAGTCCTCCCAGATTGGTTCTTCATCGAACCATGCTTCGAGTTGGTTTTCGAATTCCCACATTCCCTGGGAAGAATCCACAACATCAGGTCCGCTATGGGACCAAAAAAAGCGTGCAACGCGATAGCGGATAACAGCCCACGCATATCTCATTTACCAAACTCTTTCCGTACTGCGTCTAGGAACTTCTCTCGGTTCTTCTCGCTTAGGTCCCAGCCCGTGCCGGTCATCTGAAGCTTGTATGCGGCAATCAGTGTAACGCCGCTTCCAAGAAAGGGCACCAAGACGCGGTTGCCCGGTCGGCAGATTGTATTAAGAATGTCCTCCATCAACGCAAGCGGTTTCTGCGTCGGATGGCGCTTAGTTGAAGCCGCAAGTGGATGATAATCAAAAACATTCGAGTGACCAGCCACGTTGAACTTGGGCTTGCCCTTACGTACTAGGAAGAATGGTTCATAGCATGAACTGAAGGCCACGTCTGGTTGATCTGCTTGGCCGCTCTGGCCTTTATACCAGATTGCGTTTACTGGGTTGACCGCGAAGCCCGCGCCGACAAGCAGATTATACGTCAAGCAATGGTGGCGCGTGCCGTACCAAAAAATACCGAAGGTGTTCTGCTTCATCACCCTGTAACAGTTGTCTGCCACAAGCTGCATATTATTTGCGTAAGCCTCCACCGTCCATTCAGTATAGGCTTCAGCCTTTTCCATGTTGCGGCTGTCCTTGCGTGTCACAAGATCAACTGCGTATGGTGGGTCAACTTCCACAAAATCGAACATCTCTGGCTCTTGACTTGGCAAAAACTCCAGCGTGTTGCCTATCCGATAGTGATCTTCGGCCCATTTGGGCGCGCTTTTGAATTCGGGTGACAGTTTACTGCGCTTGGATTTGAGTGCGCTCTCTTCTTCGAGGCGCTTCAATGCCTTCCAAGCTGCGTCCTCAGACTCACAGTTCTCAAGGTCTTTGAGGGTTTCTAGGGCCTCGCCCATTTGGACAATACGACCCATTCGACCCTCCATAAAGGCTTCTGCAAGTTGGACTTTCTGAGCAATCTTGGTACGATCTAGCCCTTGTTCCTCTGCCTGCTTTTCATAAGTCCACTTAGGATCGTACTTAAGCCTTAGGTCATAAAGCTTCTTGGCAGCTTTGCATTTATCAGGCCAGGTAAAGTTAAGACGAGCCTCGTTTTCATCAAACTCAACCTGGAGGCGTTTTAGGTCGTTAAGTTCACCCTCACTATCAATTACTATTGAGGGAATCTCTGTGCGCTTCAGTCTTTGATGTGCCATAATCCTGCGCTCACCGGCGAGCAGTTTGCCCTGCCTATCAAGCACAACTGGATGTATCAGGCCGACTATTGAAATGCTCTCAGCTAAAATGTCCATCTCAGCCTCGAATGCAGCTACATCCTTAGTAGTTTGAGGCTTCGACCGTTGGCGCGGCTCAATCTTGATGGAGCTGATAGGTGTAAGCTTAACTTCTCTCATTCCTCAAGGTCCTTCAAAAGAGCTGCCATATCTTCTTCTGACATGCTCGCCATCAACGCTTTAGCCTTTTCAGAGAGCTTGACGGACTCTTTTTTGACCTTGCTGGCTTTCTTCCTATAGCTGCGGCGCTCAGTGCGAATTTCCTTAATTCGCTCGTCAAGCTCCTCAGGCGTCATATCCTGCTGATACTTGAACAGCGGGTTAATGCGATCAGGTTCCTCTGTCATCATCCCTCACCAGCTTATATTGACCGGATAGGATATAGCCGACTATCTGCTCACCATCCCGATCAATGGCGTCAAGCAGCAAGTCCATCACTGCGTTTACCAAGGGACTGCGCAGGCCATAGCGAACGGATCGGTTCACCCGGGCCAGCCGCGCATCTCCCACGATGATAGTCATGCGCCGTTCTGACACAAAGGACTCACTTTCCGCGCAGTTGGTGAAACATCCAGGATGCTATCCATCTGAGCATTATAAACAACCAGACTGCTATCAGAATTGTAAGTAGTGTTTCCATTTTAGTCTCCCTAGACGGACGGGATGGAGGTAATCACCCCGTCCGCCCCAGGCTTGCCGCTGCTTACCGGAGCTTTGGCAGCCTTAACCGATTGTAGGTGTTGTTGTCGTTGCCCTCTTCTTGGATCACAAGGCAGCGACCACTGTTGCCGACCCAATCCTCCGCCTCGCTGTCCTCGGCGAGGTGGAAGCACGCGCAAAAGCGTTTGTACTCACGCTTACGCGAAATGACCTGGTCGGCTGGCGTGTCGTGGTCCCACTTCATGACATAGTGCCTAATTGGAAAGGCGTCAATGCTGGGATCATCGAAGCGGATGAAGACTTCGGCCATGGGATTGCCGGACTTAGATTCCTTCTCCTCGACCTTGAAAATCGTAAGGTCGTACTCGGCCTCGGGCGCGGCCTTTGGTTCCGTTACGTCGTCCAAACTTTCGCTGATAAAAGGCATGCTACTTTTTACCCTTCTTCAGAAGTGCGCCAATGCCGTAATCTGTGGCGCGGTTAAAATCCTTGATAGTCACGTCTTCGACAGGCTGCAAGCCGCGAATATTCGTGCGCAAGTCTCGCAAGTTGGCTGTGCCGCCCTGTGGTACCGTACGCAGCAGATATTTGCCATTATCACAGCTAGCCTCTGCTACAGTGGTAAAGCTCAGCGGCAGCATTACACGGCTATTGCCGGGTGTGGCTATCGCAGTCGTAATGCGCGAGGTTTTTTCATCTTGCCAGGTTTGCATATGCGCGGTCAGGAACATGTTGACTTTCAAGCCTGACATCTTGCCAAAAACGTCGCTCAGTTTGTCGCCGACTTGTCGGTAATCACTCCTATCAGTTATATCGCCGTAGCGATTGTTGATGTAAAGGACGCGATCCATCATAGCTTTGACAAAGAAGGTTGCGCTGTCAAAGCAAAGCCAGGCATACTCAGAGTATGCGCCGCTGTCGATCAAGGCATTGAAATGCGTGCGCCAATTGTTGAATAGCACAGGTTCAATGACTTCTTGCGGTTTGTCGCCCTTGTACGTATGGCCGGTCTTAGGGTCCTTGTTGAAGCCCTTCAACGTGGCGTCAAGCTCCTGAAACTCTGGCAAGAATTCTGCAAAGTCACAGTCAGGCGTGCCGAAAATGGTTGGCATAGTGTTAGGGTCGAAGATGTATACGAGCTTGCGCCCTGGCAGTGTGCGAATAAGGCCGCTCTTGCCTTGGCCAGTCGGGCCAATAATAAGGAAGCGGTGGTATGGAGACACCACTGCTTCCTTCATGCTCTTGACCAGTGGAGCGGCCACAGCCGCCTTAGGTTGCAATGCCATAATGTGCTCCGAGTGACTAGAAGCACATCATAGCAGCTTATTTGTCGCCAGTCAAGTCATTTGTTGATGGCGCGGCGACGTTTTCGACAGGCACAGTTGACGAACTGGGAGCGGCGGCGTCTTGCAGGTTATGCAGCGGGTCAGGAACGCTGCCTATCGACGCTGTAACATAGCCATAATTCTCTGCATGCCTCCGAATTTTGGCGTCGGGCATGCTTGAGGGGGCTTCAATGCCCTGCTCATTGTAGGACTTCTCCGGTTCCGGCTTCGTGATAGGCTCGCTTTGGCCGTAGTCAGTGCTTTTGTAGCTTTCGGCCCTTGGCGGGTCTACAACCTGCGTTGCCAGTGGCACGGCCGGATGTTTCCAGCTTTTTATTTTGGCTGTTGTGGCCTGTCCCCCCAAACCTAGTAGGTAATTGAGCTTGGCAGCGGCTAGGTCGGAGTCGGGCTCCTCCGCAGGGCCCTGGTCGACTTGCGTCTCTTTGGGCTCGGAGCCAGCTACGTTGGACTGCGGAACGGGCTCGCGCCAGTCTTGTGCCGAGCCCGAAGGATCAACCAACGTTGCGCGATAGCAAATCGAGCCCTTTGGAATATAAAGGGAAAATATTGTGCGATCCTCATAGAATTGTTCGGCGAAGGCCGACCTAATCTCTAAGAATAGCGAGTCTTCGCTGATAACCCAGCCTACCGCCTGCGCAATTGTTGGGGCTGGCTGGAAGTAGGGCCGACCGCCTTGCGAAAGCGCAAAGACGACTGTATCGTACCACATCACATGAACTAGCTCAGTCATAGTAACTCCTAAGGTTGAATGGCTGCATAGTCCCGCTTTTTCTAGTTTGGCACCTCCGCATCTTTACACATTGCATCGGCAGTCGCAAGAATGCGACCGATTAAAACCTCAGTCATACGGCTAATGTTGGCCCTTGTAAAGGATATGCGGCTGCTGTCGCCCAACGTTACAAGGCTGATAACTGCTAACATGGTTGCCATGGTCTCAATCTCCATGACTTGGCTGGGCCCAATCTTACGCGCAAGAACTTTTACAAGCTCTCCTTGAATCTCCATGACCAAATCTGACTTGCCCGTTAGGTCGAACAGTCCTTCTGGCGGTTCGACTATTCTTAGGTCCCTGAAATCGATTGTCATTACAGCAGCTCCTTTGGTGTTCCGACATGTTCGAGAGGGTCCCAGCGATCAACTTTGTAACCAGGCGGTGCTTCTTCCCATGTCAGCGGGTTGGCCCGGCTTTTGCAGAGAGGCAAAAACGGGCAGGCGGTGTTAAAGTCAAAACAACTGCGAGTATCTTGCGGGAAGGCACGAAGATAGGGGTCGTTAGGAGAATCCTGCAAAAGCTGGCGATTGTTATCTTCAACTTCTTGTACCTTCTTATGCGTCGTATAGAGCCAGGCATCTAGCATCGGGCCGATGCGCTCAACTGGAATGAATGCGAAGTCCTGCTTAGTAGCGTGGACCATCGCAGCATCAACCCAAACATCGGTTTCTGGCGCGTCATATAGGATCGCTAGCGCGAACAGGTAGCCATCAACTTGCGAATTTGGCGAGAAGCTCTCCATAAAGAGAGGTCGAATTCTCGTCTCCTTGCCAATCGCTTTTGTGGCAGTCGTGGTCTTATGCTCGATACCCCGTATTCGCCTACTGTCCACTCGAACAATCTTGTCAATTCGGCCAACATAGAACAAAGTCGGATCATCCGGCGTGAGGGGTACTGCGAACGGTCGTTCAATCTCCAGGATTTCGACGCTGCGAATGAAGCGCTGACGTGCCTCATGGTATTCCCATAGCATTTCATGCGCAGTGCTAGGGAGGCGTGGCGACCAGAATTTGCGGTCATCTTCATCCATCTCTTCTTCGAAAGGCATTCCGGCCAAGTACCAAAACAGCTTGAACGCTTTGAAGGCATCTTCAATGCACTCGTCGCGAGGCTTTCCGGCTGCAATGCTGGCCCATAGGATATCCATTGCTGCATGCCATGCACCGCCAAACGCTAGCGGAGCTGAGGGGCCGCTATCGCGGCTCCAATGTTTGACGTGCCGGAAAAAGTAGTACCGAGCACAGCGACGAAAATCTTGCAGGCGCGTGTTGTCAAAGAGCCTTAGGGCCATCAAGACTTCCTTAGTTGTCGTTGCCTACCGTCATTCGCTCAAGCAGGTCGTGTATCTCTTGCAAGGCTACGACTGTAGTTAGCCGCATCTTTTCGACATGGGCTTCAAACAGCTTTTGCCGGTCTTCAAACATTTTTACCCGGTCTTCTAGCGCTGTGATACGGTTGCTATACTCTATCATTTGGCTGGAACACCTTCCCACGGACGAGCCTTGAGCTTGGCGCTAATCTCAGGTGGTATAAGTAAATGCTGCTTGAGTAGTTTGATGGCTCCCTCAGCGCTGTCGGACTCAAAAATGCCATAGTTGCGCTGGTGGCCTTCGTGCTCATAGTAAATTAGGAATCGCATTTTGGGGGCTTTCTACCTATAGGTTAGCTTGACATCCAGGGCTTCCATAAGCTTGAACACGGTACGGAAGACTGGGCGTTTGGTTTCGCCACAGGCAAACTTGGAGATCGTGCCAGGGTGAAGCGTTGAAACCTCACTTATAACTTTCCAAGTAAGCTTGCGGTCTTTCCAACTGTTTCGAACCATGCCGCGCAGGTCTTCCAAGAAAATCATGTCCGTTTCGAAGCCACGGTAAATAATAATGCGTGCAGGCGCTTTCATGTTGCAGACTCCTAGCGGGGGGCATCACTCCCGTTACCTATCGAACA